AATGTTGGTGTTGAAGCACCTCTTTGTAAAAAGTATTGTACAGGTGTTCCTTCTGAACTTTTTTTAGAAATATTTAAATATTCAGCACGGCTTATACGATCAACTTCTACATCTGTTGTTGTATTACTTGTCGTATATAAAACAGCTTCTAATATATCAATTAAATCAGAATCTAAAGTATAACTAGATGTGCTTGCGGTTAATGTTTTTGTACGAAGTTCAACCGTCCATAAATTAATACCTCTGTTAGCCCATTCCGCCAACATAATATTAAGAGAACGTCTTGCGCTTTTTAAATCATAACCCGACCTAGAATTAAGTCCACATCTTTCAAATGCTTCCTCTATAACTTGGTCTACATCTAAATTAAAAGCATTTGTACTAGAAGTTGCCATTTAAATACTATTTTCCTTTTTTATTTACGGAACCACCCTTATTATATTTTTTCTTTACAGCACCGCCTTTACTATAATTAGGTTTTATTTTTTTTGGAGGTCTTCCAATTTTACTTCCGTATGTTCCCGGTCCTTTTGGCATTTTGCCGCCTTTTTCTATTTGTTTAGGTATCGATGATCTCGATATCATTTATTAATATATTTTTTGAAATTCTGCAATAACTGTGTACATATTACCAGAGTCAGCAGCACCCGGTACAACAAGATTAACATCACTTTCGTTACTATTACTAGATTTATCTGCTGGTATACCACCAAACTCTCTAAAGTCCCAATAACCTGTTCCTGTTAAACCTATTATAGGAATATCTCCATCTGAATCTTCTTCATCTAAACGTGCGTAAGAGTCTCCTCCATCTCCACCTTGACAAGAAAACCAAACTCTAAGTAGTCCTAAGTGTGCTACAGCAGTTCCATCTGATCTAGCAGCTAATGCTGATACATCTCCAAAAACTGTTGTTGCTCCTGTTCCATCTGATTGATTGACTATTTTAATTACGACGCGATTGTCATTTTGTTGTAGGATAGTCGGTCCTGTAACTGTATCTGCCATGTTCCCTCCTTAATTAAGAACTGTGGGGCCGTAGCCCCACGATATTATTTTATTGGTCTCCAAATGCAGGTGCATCTGCACCTTCTGAGTAACCCCAAATTAGCCAGTTAGTACTATCTTTAGCTAAAATGTTAATCTCCATACCACCAAAATCTGTAAGAGTTAGTTTTGAGTTAGAGTTTCCATCAGAATAAATAGTTACATTATCAGCATCTGAATCTGCATGAACGACACCACCAATGAAGTAATTAGCATTAGCACCTGTATCAAAGATAAGGTTTTCTGCTTCTTCTGCCGCTCCACCATAAATAAATTTAAAGTGTGAACCAGCAACCGGTGATGGTAATGTGATTGTTCTGTTTGATGTAATAGCTGGGACTACAAGTAGTCTTCCACTATGTGTTGCATTAGTAAGAGTTGTATCTTCATCTCCCAATGTAACAGGTCCATCACCTAAAGTGATGATTTCAGTAATTGCTCCAGTAGTGGAGTTTTTACTTACTGTTTTAAAAGTATCTTCAGATCGTAGTGGACCTGAAAAAGTTGATTTAGCCATTTTTACCTCGTAAGTAAGTTATACCGTCTCTACGAGTGTCTGCTAGGACAGTCAGTATAACTAATTAACCTAGTTATTATGTGGGGGCATAGCCCCCACAAAGTAATTTTTATTAAGCTCCCGGAGAACCGAAAATACCTCTCCAGTCAGACCAGCCGAAGCTGTATCTTTCTCTGGCTTTGTATTTAACGTTTCCAGTTTCAAAATCGCCTTCCATTTTAGTGGAAATTGCGGCTCTTTGGAAGTGTTTTAGTCCATTAGGAGCATCGGTTTTAATGAACCACGCGTCAGTATCAGTTAAATAATTATTAACTACATATCCTTGCGGGATCATTCCCAAACTCTTAACGGCATTAACATCGTTATCCGCAGTGCCAACTCTTTGAGACGTTTTCATTAGTCTCTCAGCAGTGAATTGAAGATTAACTGGAATAATCATTTTCATGCCGTTAAGAGCGACTTTTAAGCCTCTGTCATCGGTAATTCCAGCAATATCAATTAATGCTTGTTCAAGAGAAGTCTCGTTAAGATCCGCAGCAGTACTTAATTCGTTTTTAACGTTTCCGCCAGTAGTAACGTGGGCTGTAGAAAGAAGTTCTAAGCCATCACCACCTGTGTAAGAACTATTAAATCCTCTGTTGAGAACATTAGCAGCTTTTACTTGTTTAGCGTTCATCATAGAACGAGCTAGTGCTTTAGTATAACGAGAACTGATTTTGTCGTAAAGGTTATCCTCTACAGCTTCCTCAGTGATTGCAAAAGCAAGTGCTATAGTTTCGTGAGTATAGCGTGCAGTGAAAGCCTCGGTCGCATCATCATATTCGATTGATGTTCCCTCTGGTTTTACTGAAGCTGTACCGAAACCGGATAGCATTACTTCTTCTTCGAAAGCACGATCAGAGTTTTCGGTATCGAAAATTTCTGTGTGCTGATTGTCGTATCGGTCATATTCCAAACCAAACAGAGCGTTAAGGCCCGGTTCAAGTTCTTTGACCAGTTGTGATCTAGAAATCGCCATTTAAGCCTCCTTACGCTAGTGTTGCAGACTGCAAGAAGAAATGCAAGTCTTGTGACGGAACAACATATGCATTAACATTTGCTGTACTTGTATCACTGTTTGTTGGATCTTTAGATATCCCAATTTGTTTCCATTGACCTGTTGTCGCAAGAGTTGAAGTACCAATTTCTTGTGTTGATCTACCAGTTTTAGTGCTTCCACTTACTCCTGCTAAATCGAACCCACCGAAATTCATCGCTTCAGTTCCTGTTCCATCATGTTGTCCTTCAAATACAATTTGGGGATCGTCGAAAATATAGGCTTCAATATCCGAAGCATTTACGTCTGCTGGATAGTATTTCGCCCATGTTGGTTTGCCTGTGGTAGGATCCGTATATTGACAACCATTAAAGATACCTAGAAAAATAGCATTAGCTGCTACAGTTTCTATAGTACCCGCAGTCACGCGCGTTACCATTTGACCTTGGTAAAGTGCAGTGTCATAGTTAGTTGTAATTCTATAAGAATTATTACGAATTTCGCCACCACTAAGATGCTTGACGGGTCTAAACCCGAAAGCTGCGTCTTGGTTAGCCATCGTTTATCCTTTTTTTAAAGGGTTAATTTTTTTATTCGATGGACAAAAGAGCTAGAAAATTAGGTCTTTCGGTTACCACCGAAGGTTACACGAGATTGCCTATCTGGTTTAGAGATTGGCATACTAGGGTGTTGTTCCTTTAATAAATCGTTTGCTATTGCGTCGTCTCTATCTTGCGTTTTTTGCGCAAAATAATCTATACGCTCTTGCACGATCTCTTCCGGGATCTTAGCTAGTAATAAACCACCAACTCCTATTACACCTTTATATTTGCCTTCCTGTATAGTTGGATATTCAGCATCATAGGCATCTCCTCTTACGAGTTCGAAGCCCTCTCTTAGTCTAGCTGATAAATTTTTATTATCTTCTTGACCTAGAGTTTCTGATCTTATCCATCTGTGTTTAAACCCAGCGGGTGCAGGTGGTGCATCAAGGGATGACGGGGGTGCCCATGGTTTCCTACGAGTCGTTTTCTCGCGGGATAGAGCAGCGCGTGGAGTCTTACTTGTAATCTTTAATTCATCATTCATATGCCTTACTCCTTCACGTATTTCGCATATTCTTCAAGTGGCACACCTAATTTTTTAGCAATTGCTACTTGTGATGGTGTGAGCCTCACTGTTTTGCGTCCAGATCGTGTGGTTCTTTGTGCGGATGCAACAGTTTGGACGGGTTTGTTGCTTCCTTGAACTTCTCCTCCATCGTTAAACTTATGAGGAAACTCGGTCCGAAGTCGTTTGTCAATTTCTTCGTAGTATTCATCAGAAGTTGGATTGTATCCGTCTTCCTCCACAAGTTTCTTGTGAATACCAAACGAAGCATATGTCATCGCTTCATCTTTTCCAAACCACTCGTTCTTTTCCGCCCATGCTTCCGCTTTTGGATCGGGTTTAGCCGGTGGTCGTTGTTGTACATTACTTTGTACAGGTTGTTGTACTATCTGTCCAGCATTTTCTTGAGATTTTTCATATAATTTTCTTTGCTCTTCTGTAGCATTTATACGCTCTTGTTCAATAGCTAATCTCGCTAAAGCTTGATTTGCCGCCACTTGTGCATCAACATCACCTGCTGATACAGCTTGCTTTAGCGTTGCCTTTGCTGATTCTAGTTCAGATTTAACTCTACCAGAAAATTCATTAACATAACCATCGTCAAGTTTTGTAAATTTTGTCTGTAAGTCGTCTCGTTCTCTTTTTACTTGTTCCGCAAAACTAAGAGCTTCTTTTTCTCTTCTCTCTGATTCACGAATTTTATATGTTAACCGGTCAATACGTTTTTTGACACCTTCACTATATTCTTCGCGTTCGTCTTTTTTTTCTTCCTTAACTTCTACAACAGGATCTTCTTTTTTCGTTTCAACTTCTTTTGTAGCAGCTTTAGAATCATCTAATTCAACATCAACA